GAACGCTCGCTAAACTAAAGCCAATCGTGTGTTACTATTGGAAGATAGATAGAGCCGCGAGTTCTAAGGAACTATCTGTATGATAAGGAGCCAGAATGCCTAAAGCCCGTAAAATGGTTTCTCTCAACATTGAGGAAGCATCAGGCGTGGACCATCCTGCTCACCTTCATGAAGGTTGGTTAGTCATCAAGTCGGATAACCTGACAAGCGTGGACGACCTTCTTTCAGACCTAAAACAAGAAGAAAACAAATCAGATGAAAGTCTGTTCCAGAAAGGGACTGAGGAGGAACCCATGGCGCAAGACGAAAGTGTAGAAGTCGTCTCTGATGCTCAGGCAACTGAAGAAGTTGATAAAGCAAAAAAGATGACGCCAGAAGAAATGATGGCGAAAATCGCTAAATTAGAAGAAGAACTCGAAATGGCGAAAAAGAAAATGAAGAAGATGGATAATGGTTACAAAGAAGAAGATGAGATGAAAAAGGACGATACCGATTCTCTTATCAAATCTGCGCCAGAGCCACTTCGCAAAATGTTAGAAGATTTAGAGAAATCCACACAAGCAGCAAATGCTCGCGTGGCAGAAGTTGAAGGAGTTCTCAAGGCAGAACGCATTGCTCGCGCAAATGAAGAAGCCGTAGAGAAGGCAAAGGCTTGGAAGTATCTAGGTCTTGACGCCGAAAAGGTAGGACCTGCTCTCCGTCAGTTGGCAGAAGTTGATGCTGACCTTGCTAAGTCTGTTGAAGAAGCACTCGCTTCTGTAAACGCACAAGCAGAATCAGCAAACATCTTCGCTGAAATCGGAAAGTCTGCGAATCCAGCAACAGGAAACGCATACGACCAACTAACATCCTTGGCTAAGTCAGCAGTTGACTCCAAGAAAGGATTGACATTTGAACAGGCATTCTCTGAGGCTGTTCTTTCTAATCCTGACCTATACAAGCAATACCTCAGCGAGAAAGGTGCCTAATCATCATGGCATACGAAATTAGTAACTATTCCGTCAAGGTCACCCTCGTTGCGGCATCAGACCTTTCGGCAAAGCAATACCATTTCGTCAAATTGGATTCATCAGGAAAAGCGGCAGCAATTGCGGCTAATACTGACAGAGCCATTGGCGTATTACAGAATGCTCCAACCGCTGGACAAGAAGCAGAAGTGCTTGTTGTTGGCGGAACTAAGTTGGTTGCTGGCGAAGCAGTAGCCGAAGGCGCAGTTCTATCAACCACTTCGGCAGGTAAGGCAGATTCAATTACTGTCGGCACTGCTACCACACAGTACATTCTCGGAACATCATTGACCGAAGTTGCGGCAGACGGAGAATATGTCACCGCAGTAGTCAATTGTGCTTCCGCAGGACGCGCAGCGTAAAGGAGCGAAACTAAATGCCACAGCCACATGTAAATAGTGTCCATGTTGACGCTATCCTTACCAATATCTCTGTAGCCTATCTACAGAAACAAGAAAACTTTATTGCGGACAAAGTCTTTCCTATCGTTCCGGTAGATAAGAAGTCCGATAAGTTCTTTGTTTATACAAAGAATGACTGGTTCCGTGATGAGGCACAACGCAGAGCAGATGCAACAGAGTCTGCTGGTAGCGGATACAACCTCACCACCGACACATACTCAACTGATGTATGGGCTTTCCACAAAGATGTGGGCGACCAAACAGTTGCTAACGCAGATGCTCCGTTGAATCCACTTCGCGAAGCCACTGAGTTCGTAACTCACCGCCTACTTCTTCGCCGCGAACTTCAGTTCGTCTCTGACTTCTTCACCACAGGTGTTTGGGCAGACGATGTAACTGGTGTCGCTGGAGCACCATCTTCAGGTGAAACCAAGCAGTGGTCTGATTACTCATCTTCAGACCCTATTGACGACATTGAGGAAGCAAAGAGCGAAATCCTGTCCAATACAGGTATGGAGCCAAATACTCTCGTACTGGGATATGAAGTATTCCGCCAACTCAAGAATCACCCAGACCTTGTTGACCGCATCAAGTACACATCAAGCCAAACAATTACCGAGGATATGCTTGCTCGTATGTTTGACCTTGACCGCGTTCTTGTTGCTAAAGCAGTCAAGGCAACAAACAACGAAGGCGCAACTGGCGCATACGGATTTGCTTACGGCAAAGCCGCATTGCTCGCACATGTCGCACCAAATCCGGGTCTCTTGACTCCGTCTGCTGGATACCACTTCTCATGGACTGGTGTTTCTGGCGGTATTGGCTCAACCATCGGTGTAAGTTCATTCCGTATGGAGTCTTTGAAGGCAGAGCGTATTGAAGCCGAAATGGCCTTTGATAATAAGGTTATCGCTTCAGACCTCGGTTACTTCTGGAACTCTATCGTAGCGTAGTAGTAATCACGAAAGGGGGGAGTCTTTAGAGGCTCTCCCTTTTCTATTGAACAAGGAGAAATAAATGGCTCAAGTAAATAGAATCTCTCGCGGTGAAGTTGCGGTAGGAGCATTACAAGTAGGCGACAACGATACTGTTTATGGTATTGAATTTGGAACAGTCGCTCTAAATCCAGGCTCTATCTCAACTGTTTCTCGCGGTACAGTAACCTTTACTCTAACTGGTGCGGCAACAACGGATATTATTATCCTCAACCCACCAGCAACTCTCAATGATGATTTATTGTTCGTAGGCGCACGCATTACTGCCGCAGACACAGTAACAGTTTATCTCTATAACCCAACAGGTGGTTCCATCAATGATGGCGAACTTACTTGGTCGTATTGCTGGATAGATACAACTGCATAATGAAGATTAGAGTTCTGAAGCGCATTACCAATAATGGTATTGCTCTAAACGCAGGAGAAATCATTGACGCAACAGGATGGAGAAACATCAAAACTCTTGTGTCGGGTCGCTATGTTGAAATTCTTGACGAACCAACAGAGCAACCAAAGCCGAAGGAAGCAGAAACGAAGACATTGGTTTCGGATACTGCTAAGCCGAAGGCGAAGACGACTGCTAAAATAGCGGAAACTAAATAAGTGATAGGGGCTTGGGAAACTGAGCCCCTTATCCGAAAGTAGGATTTATGGCGATTTCTCATGCTAGACCAACTGTTACAACTACAGCGAGCGCAATTGCCTCTGGAACTAATGACCGCTCTGGTCAGTCGGTATTAGTTCAGAACCCAAGTGCTGGCGCAACTGTTTATCTCGGCGGAAGCGGAGTTACTTCTTCTTCTTATGGCTATGCCCTTGCTGGAGGTAGCGATATTTCAATAGACCTTTCTGGTGGCGAGTCGCTTTATGCGATTACGGCTTCTGGAAGCCAACAAATCAATGTACTAAGGCAGGGAACCTGATGGCTATTTCAACAAGAGGCAGTTTTGTTTCGCAAGTTCTTGTAGATAGCAAAGGAGATTTATTCGTTGCTACCGCAGACGATACTGTGACTAGGCTCGCCGTTGGAAGCGATGGAACTGTTCTTACCGCTAACTCAGCACAGGCAAGCGGAGTTTCTTGGACAACACCAACGACAGGATTCAATAGTTTCTTACTATCGGGTATGTAGGGAAGCAACATGGCTTTATCCGTTGATGTTGCGACTATCACGCTAGAGGGTACTTATCTTGATTTAGTTGGTAATCCTATAGTTGGCTCTGTTCGCTTTACGCCACAGAGTATCTTGAAAGATACTGACCAGAATCAAATAATTATCAACAATGCTATTACCGCTACCCTAGATGCTACTGGCTCTTTCTCTATCGTTCTGCCAATAACAGATGATTCTGATGTCGCGCCACAACCTTTCGCTTACGAAGTAGAAGAAATCTTCACTGGCGGAAGAACTTTCTTTATCACACTACCGACTGGTACTCCTGACCCACAGAATATCGCGGATTTAGCACCTGCCGTTACTTCTACGGAAGCGGCAGCAAGTTATGTGACACAAGCACAATACAACTCTTTATTGGCTCGGTATAACACAGCGAATACCAACTATAATCAGATTAGTGATATTGATTCCAATGTGACGGCAGCGAATACATACGCATCCGAAGCCGCAACTGCGGAAACTGATACCAATAAAAGAGCACTCAACCAATTCTTACTGATGGGGTTATAGCATGGCAGAGCCGTATGTAGCACTTGCTAGATATACAGCAGCAGATACGCTTCTGACTGCTCTTGAAACATCGCTTACAACAATAGATGATGATGTTGAAGCCATCATTACAGATAAGAACGCGGCACTTGCCTCAAGAAATACAGCAATAGCAAATGCTAAGAAGGCAAGTTTCAACATGCTTCTAGGTGGTGCTTAGTGTCAATTGATGCTTCGGTTACACAGGTAACTGTTACCGGCAATTTTGTTGATTTTGAGGGCAACGCTATTGCTGGTCAAGTTCAGTTTCGCTTAGGCGATATGCTTCGTAACTCTTTGGCTAATGAGATGTATGCGCCTTCAACAGTTGCCGTTACTCTCAATGCTAATGGCTCTTTCTCTACCAGCCTTCCAGCAACAAATGACTCAGATGTTATTCCAACCTTTGAGTATGAGGTAGAAGAAGCCTTCCCGAATGGAAGAACCTATACA